CTGGGGAAAAATCTAAATCAGGGTCTTGATGAAGACTCAATCCATTTAAAAATTGATTCAAATCATAAATTGCAAAATCACGAGAAAATTGTTCTTCAATTTGTGCTTCTGCGAGAATATTCTTAGCTACAGAAATTGTTTTTAATTGATTTCCTTTTTTGACAAGAATAGAATTATTAATGCCAGCAAAGTTTTTAAGAATAGTTAAAGTTTTGTCAGAAAGTTTCATAACCAAGGGTCGGAGTTTCATTTTTTTTGTCCACTAAGGCATTTGTTCAAAATTTCCAGATGGCATTGATGGTTCGCCATAGTGTTTATCGAAGTGTAATAATAGCATAGCATAATGTATAACTTTCATCAAGTCTTTTTTATTTTTTCCATCTTTACTTCCGTAACGACTTCCATACTTTAGTATGTTTGCTTGGCAGAAATGTGGTGCAAGATCTCTAGATGCCATGAGGTCTATTGTTTGAACTTTACGAAACTCATGTTGAGTTCCTGTATAGTGTCCATTGTAGGTAGAAGAAATATATTCTTCTATATCTTTGAGAATGTCTTCTTCATGATATTTGAATTGATGATTAGTCACTATAGGATACTCCTCATCAAGTGTTCCTTTAAGAACGTCATAAGCTAAACTCCATGCATTAACCATAAGTGAATAGAAAATCATTTACAAAGGATTCTGACTTTTCCTCTCCAAACTTTCCTTTTAAATAACCTCTAACAGGATCAAGTTCAGTCATGTATTTGTCAAAGTCAGCATATACTGATGTATCTTCTCCTTGTGGATCACTTAATTCTACCATCTTTTTGTATTCTGTCAAGTATTGTTTGAACATTGGAAGGTGTTCATCAACCTCATCAGGTTTACAATACCTTACGAATATGTTTTCTGAGAAGTGATTACCCATTTCAAAAAACCTATACTTACCGTCATCTTTTGGAAGACCATCAACTGAGAATAGATACTTTTCTCTTGGATGTTGGAAGTCAAATACTAGAATGACTTTCTTCTCACTAAACTTCATTAGATCCATTCCAAAACAAGGAAGGTCTGCACCTGTCTTAGGATATAGTATAGTGT